CTGCGCGGGGTCAGATCCCCGGCCCGCGCCTTCAAGGTTGCGATCTTGCGAACCTTTACCGGCGCCGCCCGCCCGGCAATGGGGGGCTCGTCCTCGTCCTCGTCTTCGTCGTCGGGGCCAGCGCCTGGCTTCGCGGCCGGCTTTTCGCCGATCGACATCCAACCCGTGGCCGTCATGCTGCCGAGCTCATTCGCCTGGGGCTCGGGCCGCGGATCGTCGCCGCGCGCCTCGCGGGTTTCGTTGATGCTGTAGATCATGTTCTTTACATAGAGCGCGTCGACCGTCGCCTGCTTCACGGGGTCCATCTCCCGCTCATCCTGGAAGGCGAACTCAACGTCATCGATCTTCATCTGCCGCTCGATCACCTGGCCGTTCATGACGTTCTCGATGTGCTTCAAATAGGGCTCAAGCCCCTCAATCTGCGCGACATCAGAGGATTCCTTCGCCGTGCCGCGGTTTACCTGTTTGATCAGATTCTGGGGCGAGATCGAAAAAGCGTAGGCAACCACCCGGGTCAGGTAGTCGTCGGTGACGTCCACCAGGGCCTCTTGCTTGGTGAGCAGGGGCTCGTGTTTCGCGTCGGGGATCATGATCATCCGCCGGCGCATTTTCAGATTGCCAGCCAGCATCGAATCAAACCATTTCTGAAAGTCCTTGATCTGCTGAGACGTCCAGCCGTCCGGCATCGGCAGCAGACCCTCAGGCACGTTGCCCGAGACGTAGAAGTCGCGCAGGAACTGCTGGCGGTTAGCGCCGATCGAGAGCGTCGTGATGATCTGTTCGACGGGCCCAAAGCCCCAGCGTGAGTCAACCCGGGGATTCCGCGGCGAATAGATGAGTTGGTCGACGGTGTACTTTTTCTCGGCGGCCGAGGCGGCGATGTTGGCCGTGGGGATCCCGAGAATGATCTGCTGGTAGGCCGGCGACGGGGGCTGCGGAATGAACCCGTGCTGATCGAGCAAGGGTGTGATGGTAGCCCCGGATACCAGGCGAAGCGAGAGCAGATCGCCGCCGATGGATTTGATGGGATAGATACAGGGCGCATCAAAGACCAGAAGCTGTTCGAGCCACATCCGGATCCAGAGATCGAAGCCGTGCACGCCGTCGGGGAACTTGAGCAGGTTCGTAACCTTGGCGACGTTCGAATTCTTCAGCTGCCGATCGGCCGCGCTCTTCTTCGTTTCCCCAGGCTGGGCCTTGACGCGGATCACCCACGGGCGGTTGACCACCTGGTCCTTCCGGGTCTCAATCATCAGCCGACAAAGGTCGAAGGAATTCGAGACGTTCCAGAGCTGGGGGAACTTAATCGCGACGTCGCCGCGGGGCGTGAACTGCAGGTTGATGCCAGGAGTGAAGTCCCACTGCCGGATCCCGACGCCAAGCTGCAGCGTGGGCCGGATGGGGTTCTGAGGGCCGGCCCAGGAGCCAGGCTCGACGCCCTCGATGAGATTGCCAGTGGGGCGGAAAACCGGAGAGAACGCGTCGGCGATCGTCTTGACGATGCTGGTGGCCATCTCCCCGGTCTCCTCCTGGTGCTCAGTTTACGGCCGCCTTACTTCCTTTTGGCCGCGGCAGCTGCCCCGGGCGCGGGATAGAACGCCAGCGACAGGCCGAACGTGTTCACAGGGCTCGCCGGGCCGATCGAGAATGCGACCGTCTCCGTGACCGTACTCCCGTCCGGCGCCGTGGCGGTCACGGTGATGTCATCGGGAACGCCGACGGTATCGCTCGTCGAATCGGTGACCAAGAACTGCTGGGCCAGGGGAACCAGGCCGCCGGTGATGTCCGCCGTGGCCGGCACGATCGAGACGTTCGGATCGTCCGAGGTCGCCGAGGGAGAGAAGGTGTAGGGTGGGGCTCCTGCCGGCGCCACATACGGGGCGTTGTTTTCGAGGAGCTGGGCAACGAGTTGCGCGCTGCCGCCGAGCGGAAGAGAGGTGATCGGTGAGGACATACTATCTCCTTGGTACAGATTGAGTTGCACTGAAAAGTTCTGAGGAGCGACCGCGCGCCGGATGCCGCGGACCTCGCAGAGAAGTTCCCGAAGGATGTGCTCGATTTTGACTAGCACGTGCTCTTCTGACATATGGTCACTCCTCCACTTTGGGCAGTTTCGCCCACACTTCCGGTCGCACGACTGGATTATAAGCCCACATGGCAAGGCACGTCGGACACTGGCAAACAACCTGCCCTGTGGAAGAGTCGCACCGAATTGTGACTTTCTCGGAATTCCCGCACGCCGGGCAGATCTGGCGGCGCTTCACGCGGCGCGCCCGGTAGTCAGCGCTGAGGATGGGGAAGCGACGGATCAGCCAGAGAACGAACCGAGCGAGCATCAGGCCACTCTCCGCGCGATGTGATTTTCAAAGGTCTGCTTCCTCTTTGGCGGAAACCGAACGAAAGTGTAAACCTGCTGCCCGCCGAGCCGGCGTTCGGCGCTTGCCCACAGAGACATACGCATCTCGGGTTCGAGTTCCCACCAGCGAGCCGCCCAGATTCGGGTCCGCTGAGCACCAATGCCGCCAAGTTCCGGGCAAAAGCGATTGGGCAGCGTATGCGTGCCGAGGATCATCCAGGTACGCTCCCGACGGTCACCGGGATTTGACTGCAAGAGATCGCCGCGCCTCGGCCGGCTTTCGCCGATTGGCTGGTGGTAGATGCTACGCATCAATCCACCCCCGCTTCCATCAGCGCCAATTTCTGCGCATCGCGTGGGTCCGATGAATCGATCACCAGGCCGAGGTCCGGACGCGCGTCGTGGATCCCGCGGGCAAAAACGGTGAGGTGAATCCAGCGGTCGCCGTTCCACTGCGCGCGCCGCTGGCACACAACGCACAGGGTTTGCGAATGGCGCGTGTAGTCGACCCCAGGCATGCGCAGCGTGGCCGGCGACGCCGGCGCCTTGGTTACACCCCGCCGCGGCATCAGTGAGCCCGCTCTCGGGGCTTCTGGAGCTCGGATGCAGCGACCGTCCAGCTGCAGGCCGCCTGGTGCGGCTGGCCAGGCGCGGCGCCGCACCCAGGACATGGCTGGCGATCCTTACGCAGCGCCCCGGCTTTCACTGGTTTCTGCAACTGCCCTGGTTTCTGCATCAATCGCCCCTTTCTTCCCGTCCAGCACCTGGGCGAGACTGAGCACCTGAGAGTGGCACCGCGGGCAGGAGCCAGAATCGTTGCTCACCGTTTGGCAGTCCGGCTCCGCGCAAAGGAACGCAGATTGAAGGTTCATTTGAACGAGCGCTTCGTGGACCATCACCGCTCCCTGGGGCGCGCCTCGCGCAGGATGATCGATGTCGTCGCCGTATCCGAGAATCGGCTGCCCATGCGCATCTGCACTGCAAAACCGGACCGACCGCCCGCCATGGCCGCCTCGATCATTTTCCGGCGAAGCGCCACGATCGATCTTTCACGTCGCGCGTTCGAGCGCTCGAACTGCCCCCGCAAGGGCCTGTGCCTGTGCATTTCGTTCCTCCTCGGCCGCAACCCTTGCGACCAGCTTTCTGAAGCATCGAAGGCAGAGGTCATGATCGCGCCGAGCCCGGAGCGGCCGCAATTTCCTGGTCAGAAACAGCGCCCGGCGACGGCACTCGGAACATCGGGTCATCTACCACCTCTGCTGAAACTTCCCGATCGACTTTCCCCGGCCGCGCTCCTCGTTCCATCCCCGGCTGCGCACCAGGCGCTCGGCCTCGGCGTCCAGTTCGTCATCTTCGTTGAATCGCTCCCAGGCAAGCCCGCACGAGTTACACTGCCGGGAACGATCGCCAGTCTTGACAGCCAGCGCGCCGCACCGCGGGCATTCCGCCAGATCCTCCGTAACGATGACCCGGCTCATTGAATCCGCGCCGGCCGAACCGACTGCACAAGCCGCCGGCGTAGCTCGTCCTTGATCAATTCGAACATCTTCTGAGCGTCCAAACGCTCCTGCTCCGGCCCCCGCTCGAACTTCCGGTAGTGCGCCTTGCAGACAGCCTTCATCCGTACAAGCTCCTCATCGGAGTTTCTGGCCAGCATCGCCGGGATTTCTGCCCACACGGTCACTTTCCACACGTTACACCCGGGCCGCCCTTGACGCAAGCATAGAAATCTATGCTTCTGGCCGCGGTTTCCCGCATTTGAAGCATACATTTCCCTCCCAGACCACCGATCCGCACTCGCACTGATCGCGGTTCCCGCCGGCCAGGTTGATCCGCGGCGCCTTCGGGGCTTCGGGCGATTTGGACCCCTCGTCCTTCACGAAGCCAGCCCAGCCGCTCGAGCCTTCCGCCAGTTCGGTCATTGCCCAGACCATCGCATCCATCCTATCCGGCGAGTGTTTGTCAGTTTTTGGGTTCCAGTTCGTCATTTGATCTTCAAGCGTAGCGAACATCCCATGGTGATGAACCCGTCCTTGCTCGTAAAGCGCAGAAACAGGCTCGGCGCGCACCGCCTTCCCGCGGCTGGCGGTCACCTTTTTGTAACTTAAGTTACTGTCCTGGTGGCGCAGCAGCGCCTCGATCATGTCGCCGCCGTTGTTCGCCTCGCCCACCAGCCGATCGGCGCCCAGGCGATGGTAGAGCCGGGCGGCCTGCTTCGCCGCCTCGTCGGGAGTGTAGATCCCGCTTTCGTCGGCCAAAATGTAGAAGTGAGCCGGGTCGCGGCCGTCCTGACCGGCGGCAATAATGCCCCACTCGTCCGACTCCTCGTTCGAAGTCGTCGCCGGATCCATGGCAACCACGATCCGGAATAACGGCGGCAACTTCGTAACGCGCCCGCCCTCGATGTGCTCCATGTGAAAAAGGGCATCCGGATTGTCGTCGAGCACCTCGGCGAGTAGTTCCTGACGGCCGAGCCGCGTATTTTCATACCTGGTGATGATCTTCGAGTAAAAGCCTGGGGCAAGATTTGAGCGGTTCTCATAGGTAGTGCCGCGCGTGATGGCCACGGTCGGCGTTTCACCTTGGCTCGCTGCGATTAGGGTGCGGATCAGCTTCGTTGGCCTGGGCGTCGTCGTGGCAATCGTTTGGGGATTGGTCCCGAGTCGCAGACCAAACTGCGCCTGGTCCCACGCGTCGACATCGTACTGCCATGAGGCGGGTTCGTCACACCACAGTTTTGTGTGTTGCTTGCCGCGCAGCCGATCCGGTTCCTGGGCTGTAAAAAGCAATGAACGCGCGCCGTTTGGCCAGTCCAGCCGGCGTTTCGATACTCGGTACTTTGGGCGCTCGTCGCGCGGGCAAACAGCCAGGATGCCCGACTCCCCCTCAACCATGACGTCTCGAAGATCGTCGGCTGTGGGCGCAACCAGGTTGACGCGATTAAAACCGTCTTTGACCCATTGTCGGACGTTCTCTGCGCCCACGCGGGATTTTCCATATCCTCGACCCGCGAGAACGAGCCAGGTGGCCCAATCCCACGCGGGGGCCAGCTGATTGGGCCGCGCACTGAGCTGCCAGTCGAAACGCAGCGCGTAGAGTTCCTGGTCCGAAAGCCGAGCGAGCCGCCTACTGAACTCTTTTTGCTGCCGAAGTTGGTCCAGTACCGAGTAGCTTGCCAATCAGTTCCTCACGGTCGACCTCGGGAATCAGTGGGCTCTCGTCTTTGCCGGTAAGCTCATGACGATCCTTCTGCCCGAGCAAATTCTTGCCCAGCCACACCAGCATGGTCCGGTCGCCCTTCATGGCCATTTCGAACTGCTTTCTGCGCAACGAGGACATGCACTTCTGCCGGCCAATCGCGAATGCCTTCGCGTAATTTCTGTAAATTGTGTCGGCTGAGCATCCAAACACAGCGGCGCAGTCCTCCTGCGTAAGGCCCTTCATCGCCATGATCTGGATCATACCGGCGTTCAAGACCTTTTTCGGCGCACCAGCACTTTTATGGGAGTCCGCAAAATTCTGCGGTTTATTTTTCATGTTTCCACCGGCGAGAGTCCGTTACGCTGTGACTTGCTCGAGATCGGCCTTCAGCTGCGCCACATCGAATCCACCCGGCGAGCCCTTCGCGCTCAGCCAGTCGTTGCTCAAGAGCGCATGCGCCTCGTCGCAATACTCGTTCCAAAAATCCAGCGTCATCTGCTTTGGGGCACCCCAGGTGATGCAGGTAAAGCCGTAGGCGTCGTACTTCGGAACATAAACGCAATGGCCGCCCCAGCTGCCCGGCTCGGCATCAGGGTCGTCAGGCGAACCCACGTCCCATATATCCTGACTTTGGGCGGTGATGGGTAGCGCCAGGCCGATGTAAACGCCGCCAAAAAGGCTGATTGCCTGCCTGACTTCCTCGAGGTTCGATGGGTGGGGATCCGCGAACGCCGCGAGCTGGTGCCCGACAAGGCCGTTCCTCCGCCAGGCATTGAGCACGTCCAGTTCCACGCCGCCCTGGTCGGTCGAAGGGTAGAACGGAACGTAACCGTCCCATTTCTCGTAGGCCCCCTCGATCAGGTCGTCGGGAAGCGTGACCATCCTGCCCAGATTCGCGGTCCAGACCTGCACGGCGTGCGCACAGGCGGAGATGGTGCAACAGCCGAGACCTTCGGCAAGCCGGGGCGGATTGGCCGGATCCGGCCCGTTCAGCATCATGCCCCATTCGGTGATGCCCTTCATCCAATCGACGGCGACCGGCGGCGGCTCAAGAGCCTGGGTGTAACGGGCGAGCATCAGTTGGCGCGAATCGTACCTGATGGACCGCCGCCCGAGCTTCATCCGTGAATGGTCGACCATGGTTACCCCACAAAAAAGGATCGCGCGGGCCCCGAGCTGCAACCCATCTGGCATGCAGTTAGTGCCATGACCCGCACGAACTTGTTAAGCTGGCTTTTTTCCCGTGACTGCCAGCCACTGGATCTCGAACTGCTTTTTGATGTCGGCGGCCCGGATGGCGCCCCGCCGGAGGTTCTTCGAAAGCGCCGGCGGTGGGCTGGCGGGCGGCGGCGTGGCCATGTGCCGGAGAGTGGCCTGGGCCGCCGAAACCACCGGGGGTACCGCATTCGGGTCGATGGTTTCGATGATCGTGGCCACCGTCGAGAGAATAATGCTCACAGCCAGCGCCTCGAGACCCGTAAGGCCGCCCGCGAGCCCAGCGAAGCTGCTGATGCCCTTGGCGAGATCCTGAAGCACCTGGACGACATCCTGCGACGGCGTGCCGGGCACCCAGGCGTTCACGGCCGCAACGGCCGCGCTAAAGGCCGTCGTGATCGAAACCGGAACGCTCTTTCCGAGCGAATTCTCGAAGTCCATCCATGCAGCCGACATTTCGCGCAAAAGCGCGGAAATTGTCGCCTGGTCGTTGCAGCCCGCGAACAGCGTGAGGATGCCGATCGCCATAGCAGCGCCGCCCAGCTTCACGGCGGATTTCAACAAGGTTCTGCGGTTCATAGGTTTCTCTCCTGTCAAAGCATACGCTTGGTGTCCAGGTAGAGCGCAACCGCAAAAAGCGCGCCCAGCCCGAATAAAAGCCCGAAGCCGATCTCGACATCGCTCATTTTCGCGCCCTCGCGATCCAAGCCTCGACGTCCGGACCGCCGAGCGAAATGTAAAAGTCAACGCGCAGGGATTTGAACGTGCCCACCAGGGCGACCTGGTTCAATGCCTGCGCTGCGGCGACCGTGAGCGGCCCCCAAGCCTCGTCCACCTCGAGCTTCGCGCCGAGCGCGTTACAGGCCCGCTGCAGGAGCCGGATGCCATCGCCTCCCGAGTTGACCTCGGCGTCCATCACGCGCATGGCAATCGGGTTATCAAGCCGGGAGAGCCAGGCATTCCAATACGTTTTCTGGTAGAACGCCTGGACGGCCGGCGCGCGCTGGGAGACAGGGATCTCAAACACTGCTTCGAAATCCTCGGGAAAGGCCACGCTGTTGATGCCGGAGATGGCCAGCGCCAAAGGGTCCGTTTTGGTCGGATCGGGCTCCGTCTGGTACCGGGGCGGGTTATAGTCCTCGTTCGCCAGCACGAAGGCATAGCAGACCGGGAAATCAGCCATTCGCGGCCTTCCTTTCGAGATCCGCACATGCCCGGCATCGGGTGCGATCGTGCCCATCGGCCTGGTGGCGCCTCAGAGCCTCCTCAAGCGAGCCGGCGTCGCACCGAAGCCTGAGACCCCGGACAATGTCGCCATGGAGCCGCTGCTTCGGATCCAGTCCCCAGCGCGCGTGATTAGACGACGACGCCCTCAATCCCACATGGACCCCCGCTGAAGATGCGGCCCGAACTCCTTCATACAGGCCCCACAGGCGCCGGATCGACTGTCAGCATATTTAACATTGTGCTGAGGGCAGCGCCCGCGGAAGAACCGCCAAAGCCAACGAAGGGCATAAAAAACGTCCATTATTGCGGCGCCTCTCCGGCCGGGATGGCCCGCCGGCGCGCTTCCCGGTCCCGACGCTTTGTCCGACAGTCCTTGCAAAGCGTCGGCTTGCGCTTGCCGACCTGGGCGGCAATGGGATTCAGCCCACAGTCGCGGCAAAGCCCCTGCTTCACCAGCTTTTGACGCCTGGCCAGCAGCGACTTCTGGACCGCGGCGAGCTGTGCTTTTGTAGCCATGGACGGCAGTATACCCCAAAAGTGCCAAGCATTGTGGAAAAATAATGCTTGCGTTTGTGTGGAACTAAGCGCAATGTGGAAAACATGACCAGCATTGAAATTCTCGAAGTCAACGCCGGCAAGCGCAACGAACCCGAGGCCGCAGCCATCGTCCTGTTGCACGCCGCGGAAGCCTGCCACAACCAGGAGGCGATCAACATTCTCGCCGAGCTGCGCTTCGACCTGATGCACAACCGGATGAAAAACCCAGGAGCCAAACAATGAAAATCACCACGCTGATCGCTTCTCTTTTCCTCGGTTACGTGGCCCTCTGCTGGGCAGGCTGGGAGATCATCCGGAAGACGAAAAAGGACGCCGCGTTCGCCAAAGCCCTCTACGCGAAATACCACACGCCGCTGCTTTCCGCGGCCGAGATCGCCGAGCTGCACGCCTCGCGCTGGATGGGAGACTAAGCCATGACAAAAGCAAAACTCGTTGCAGCGATTCACAAATTGCTTGCCGACCGCTGGGCATGGTGGTCAGGGCTCAGCGACGCCGACCGCTGGGCATTGTGGTCAGGGCTCAGCGACGCCGACCGCTGGGCATTGTGGTCACGGCTCAGCGACGCCGACCGCAGGGCATTGTGGTCAGGGCTCAGCGACGCCGACCGCTGGGCATGGTGGTCAGGGCTCAGCGACGCCGACCGCTGGGCATG